CCAGGTTGTTCTGGTTTCCATACTGTCCGCGATGGCGATAGGCCATGTCGTAATATTCAGCCTCAGTAAACTGATCCCCCGCAGCCAGCTTCAATTGCTGTATGGTCATCAATCTGAACTCACCGATTCTCTCCATAGACTCACCATCATGACCCCTGAACGTATCCAATATCATGTTTACCGGATCACAGTAGCGCATCTTTATCTTCTTGCTGATGCGGTCAACATACGTGCATGTGCCCAGCGCTCCCAAACGGATAACGTCATCCCACAGCTCATCCGACATGGTATCCCAATCGTTCTCGTAAAATACCTGACGAAGTCCCATTTCCATAGCCATCTCAGCCTGGTCACGGTAACTCATTTTGAAGAACATTTCAAGCTCTTCTTTGGTGTCCGGTACAAATGGAAGGATGGGATTTTCCCCAAAGCTCTGTTGAGCAATCTGTTCAAGTTCAGCGAAGAATGGTTTAAGGGTTTTGCTGGCCCATATGCTTTCCTTGATTTTGTTTTTGTCATCTGATGCCTCCGGGTTGATCGAGGTTGCCTGAATCTTGTATTGGAGCTTCGAGAAGTAACCCTTTAATACCGCGCAGAACTTTGGAAGAGGGGATACAATCTTCCAGTTTAAGTCCATGTAACTTACCACATTTCCGGCTCCATCTGTTAGCCTTGATGACCACTTGTGATACTTCTCAACTGGTTGATTACCATCAGCATATAGTCTTGCATCCACCCAATCATACTTTCGATCATTGCTGAAATATCCGAGGTTATTCTTGCACTGATAATACATCCCACGGACATATGCCAGGTGCCATGCCTTGTCTTTTCTACCCGGGTCCACCAAATGCGATGGAAATGATCCGTCAAATTCTGGTGGGCAATCTGGTAGGGTTTCAGGAGTGAACTGCATGCTGCTTGTTTACGACAAAAGTATCGAAAATTAAGTACCTGCCTGCTTGAGCATAAATGCTCCGTCGAGTCCTGTTCGCGTCTTTACCTCCACTTTTGGCTTAAATCTTTGGACCGGAGACCTTGCATAAAGGCACTGAGAGCCAGACACAAAGGCATCATATTTGGTCAGTTTTGAGAACTCTACGTCCTTGCAGTCCTGAAGGAATTTACGAGCCTTGCATTTGTATCCGTTTTTGTCCAGGTAGGTCTCTACCGCTGCGAACGTCGGAAGTTTTGATTGATCCCCGAGCGTAACCATCCCCGGTGTTTTGCTCTCCTCTATCTTATACTTTCCGTCAACGATTTTGAACATTTTCTTGAACTTCAGGAAGTTTTCATATCCCCGGGCAAGGAAGTAGTCCCACACAGTAGCAAGGTTTATTTCGGGGAACATCTCCCAGCCCAGCCAGAAACAGACCTTTACCATGTCCTCACAGAAGTCTGCCGGTGTTTTGGGCCTGAATAAGTATTCAAAGATGAAGTCATCGGATACCTGGTCAACGTGGTCCCTGCCCTGATCAACCTCTAAATCGAACTCCCAATAGCCATGAGATGCGGCCTGAGACTTTCGGTTCCCTGAAGTGTTAGCGTACTTGAACGTATCCGCTGATACCATGCCCTTCCCCTTATTTCCTGGCATCAGATACCCCATCGAGTCCCTGGAGTTGTTGTTGACATATCTCAGGTGATCCATTGTAAAGAATCTGAACCGGCACCGAGGGCACTCATCCCCATAAACCTTACCCTGCCTATCCCTGTGATTGCATGGTACCCACACTATCTCACTATCCTGGATGTTATCCTTCCACTCAAGGTTCCCGACATACACATCGTCCTGACCAAACCGAAGTTCATCCAACCTGTTTTCAATTATTTCCTGATGCTCGGGGAACGCACACTCTGTGCTGTTTGACCTCCTGGCCACTGATATAGATGGTGGATACATTCGGAGGAATGATTGCCTTGCTTTCCCCGAAAGAGACTCCTCCTCCATCTTTAATAACTCCTTGGCTCCGAGGAAGTGCTGTCCCTGCTTTACCTCCTCCAAACGATTCTCGGCAATAAGAACAGATTTCCTATACTCTGCCTGCTCTGGTGTTGGTTCGTCAGCTATTGGGAACCCGTATTGATCGTAGATGTATGCCTCATGCGCTGGCTTGAATATCGGTACAAGTCCGCTGACGGTTTGATTCAGCTTGGTCATCTTCTCCGGCTTGCGGTCTGATTCGTCCCATATCCTCCAGAATGGCTCCATGCCCAGCTTAACCATCTCCTCAACAGTAGTTGTGATCTTGGCCTTACCTACCATCTTCTGACCTACTCTGAGGCACTGTTTGTGGATACGCCATGCCTCATACACATCCATTTCTTCAATCTTACCTGCCTCGTCCAAGGTGTACCGACGAAGTTTTCTACCGTCAAATGCATTGTCAACGGTGGCCCTTACCTCAATTGAACTGCCCAGCTCATCCATTACCGCTTCCGCGAGTATAGATGCATCCAGGCTCTCACCTGATGTCGATGGTGACCTGAAGTTTATTTCCTTTGACGGATATGTTTTGTTGTCGAATATGGGGTTGAAGAAGAAGGGTAGCCTTCGCCAAGGCTCAACAATAAACTCCTGAAAAGTATCCTTGGCATCCTTGTCGGTCTTACTCTGAGCGCCGGCCTTTACGTTGGCCTCCTTGCTTATCTCCTCAAGGTCTTCACCGAAGCTACGCGCTGATTTCCCATCCCGACGAAGGGTGCACTCAATTATTCCGTAGATGTTTGGGTTGGGTAATACGAACAGGCACCATATCCAGAACCACTCTAAGTCTGGCATCCGGAAGTCCGCCAGCGCCACCCCGTTTGCTGTGTTCTGATAGTAATAGTTCATGTAGAACCAATACTTACCGGGTATATACAGTGGGATGCCTTTGATATACATGAATACCCCCTCATTCCGCTTCCTCCACTGGCTGTCTATCCACTCGGCCATATACTGGTTGGCTTTGACCACTGACATGGCCTCACTTCGCTTCATTCTATTGAGCCGGTCTAACCACTCAGGTTTTTCCTCTCTTACAAAGAATTGTTCTTTTGCAGGGAGTCCATAATTGATAAATAGTTCCGGAGCCGGAGGAGTTGGAAATTGGATGGTATATGGCTCAAGGTCCGCGATGCCGGATTTAATCTTCCTTGTAGCTTGCCATTCTTCGTAGCTAAACTTTTTTGTTTTGGGCGGCATTCATTTCGGGAGACAGGATCAGTCCTCGGTTCGCTATCCCCATGGCGAAGTTAGCCATTTCCCGTTCCCCAAAGAAAACGTCATGTGCGAGGGACTCCAGGTTCTGTTCAAGAAGTTTGATGGACTCTATAGTGCTTTTTGTGATGTTGGTCTCGCCATATGCGAGTTTGAAGTTCATCTTATAGTAGGCATCCGTCTGCATCATGAGGGTGCTGAACTTGATATTATTTTCGCCAATCAGGAAGGCATATATCAACTCAGCAACCTTTTCGTTTTCGCAGGCTACTATCTCTTTTACCTCATCGAGTTTGAGGTCTACACCGGCCTCTAATAAGGCTTGATTCTTACGATGCTTTGGTTCAGTGATTTTTCTGACAAAGGGAGAATTTTTGTGGTAAGAGTAAATGATAAAACGGACCAGTTGGTCGTTGGTTATTTCCTTGAATATCTTCACAGAGTCAAGGGCGAACTTGCGGAAACGTTGGTTTATCTCCTCATACTCCTCAATGACAATACGGTCAGGTATGAGGTCAATACGCCAGTTCATTTGTTCGAAGTCACTTGATTTCATCGTGTTTTCTATTTACTGCTTCTATCTCTGCTATAATGGTTACTTTATCAGATGCATGAACCGTATTACCAACTTCTATACCACCCTGAATTATTCGTTGGTAACTATATACTTATTCAACCCTAGTTGCATTTTTTTAAAAGGTTTTTTCTATTGCTTTAAAAATTCCCAATGCCACTTGTGGCACTATTGCATTTCCGTATCCGTTGTTTGAGCCTCTAAAAAAGGCTTCAATGTCCAATCTGGGGGAAACCCCATCATAAAATTCAACAGTAGCGGGTCTATTAGCCCATCTCGTAAGTGTGGTAACGCTATCGGGTGCCAATTCAAACTGCTCCCAATTTTCGCACCCGAAGGACGAAGTCCATTCCCGTTTTGTTGAAGTTCCAGGGTTTTCGGACTGAACGGAAAATCTCCCAAAGTTTTTGCCGGAGTGGGCAATAAACCAAATCCTTTCGCGCTCGTGGAGTGCGTCTTTACCACAAGCTGGAAGAATATACGGCCAAACCTCGTACCCCGCACCCTCCAAGTCAGTTTGCACTTCCTCGAAAACCATTCCTCGGTTCCAACTAACGATTCCGCCAACATTTTCCCCCACGATGTAGCGCGGTTGAATCTCGCATATTGCTCTAAGCATTTCGGGCCATAAATGGCGTTCGTCCTCTTTGCCTTTCCTTTTACCGGCAACTGAATACGGTTGGCATGGGAATCCCCCTGATAGAATGTCAATTCTATCTCTCCAAATAGTGAAGTCTGTTTTTGTAATATCTCCATAGCTTACGGCCTTCGGCCAATAGTGTTTTAAAATCTTTTGTCCAAATTCATTCCATTCGCAGTGAAAAACATTTTCCCACCCCATCCATTGAGCCGCTAAATCGAAACCACCAATTCCAGAAAAAAGAGAAGCATGGTTCATTTTGACAATATTTTCAAAGCTTCATTAAAATCAGCGCCCTCGACTTTCTCTAGGGTTGAATAAGTATATAGTTGCCAAAGTTTATCCCCTCTGTGTCTTCTACATGGGCGATATACTTAATCAGAAGTTTCTTGTAATCTATCACACCCTTACAATTTTATGTTCCTTGGCATCCATCAACATCTCCCCCTCCCGAACTAAAATACCTGTTCTGCCATCACTGTGAGGGAACTCTACATAGTCATTGTGAACAAATAATACCCGATGGCCGACAGTTAATCCCACCACCTTTGGGCCTACCTGAACAATAACTCCTGTGAACTGCTCCTCAGCAAAGATATCGAATGAGGTCTTAGTATCAGGTTCATCGCGTATAACCAGGCAGTAATTATCGACCAAATCAACACCACGGCCATTACGCTTGGCTACGATGTCTTTCCACTCCATTCTCCAGTATGGCTTGTCCAAAGTCCTGCACAGTTCGTATTCAACCGGTATGTCGCTCTCCTTCTGGAATATTACGTTGTCACCGGGCTGTATGCCTAATCCGGCAGGACAATGTGCAACGATACCTTCTGAGCTCTTGAATGGGTTGTCTGTTATTACAGCAATGTTCCCCGTAGAACGTTCATCGTCAATCATTACGGTACCATAGCGTTCAAACGTTTCTGAGTGCTGTTTTATGCCTACCGGTTCGATTAGAATCCACTGGTTAAGCATGATGTATTCTGATAAAAGTGAGCCATCTTTAGCTAATCTCTCTATTTGGGAATCAGACATTGCCGATATACATCTTTTCCTTACAGCGAAAAATAAAGATGCATATGGAAGCAGTGCAAACCTTTTACCATCCTCCTCCCAATACTTCCCCCTGTCAAAGTTCTTCTTAGCATTAGTAATTGTAAGATAGCTGAAATAAACAGTGTCACCGACCTTTAATCGCATGTCTTCATCAGGACTGAAATGGCCTTGTTTGCCCTTGTTTGCCCTTGCTGAACGTGAGTTTATCTTATCAGGAACACCTAGGACTGTGGCGAATACATTTGCGTATTGGCCAACATTGTAGCTAGTATCTACGTACAGTTTACCCGCTGCCGTATTAATAGAATCAATTGCCGGTGGTATCTCTACGAACACCATTGCTTCTCCAGGTTTCATCATTCTCTTTAAAGTTTAAATTTGCCCATTGTCCGTGATGTATTTTTGCAGCATCATCATATGCTCGAGCAGCATCCTCTTCATTTTCAAATATGCCTAAGTGTTTTGACTTTCCATCAATAGCAATTGCAGCAATCCACCTAATTCTTTCTGGTATTTTAATACCTCCGCTTCTAAATAAGCAAACACCTAAAAACTTAGACGATGAACCATCGCTAGAGGTTCTATTTTTACAGTTCTGCATCTTCGTTGCTTCCCTTAAATTGTTTCGTTGATTATTTAGGCCATTGTGGTCAATATGGTCAACAAGTTTGGATGGATCAGTAACACCCACTATCTGACGGTGCATTACTACCCTAGTATGCTTTCCACCACTCCTATAGTCACCAGTTGTTCTATCGGTTCTTGTCGCGTACAAAGTTTTTTTTGTTTTACAAATACACCATTTCCATTGCATCAACCAATCGTAATCTGCATCATCTACCTGAGCAAAATATTTTCCATGGTACCTATTTCCTTTTCGAGTGTTGAGAGGTATAAGTTTCATAAAAAAGTTAGCCCCACCGTAATGGCTGTTCAACGAAGCCAGAAGGCAGGTTGCATCACGGCAGGGTTTATTTTCGTTATGAGTTTGGTTTGCATAGACTTCGTTAAACAGCAATGCAAATATAAGAAGTTTAATCATAGTTTTCCTTGCTTGAATAGTAGGTACTGATCTCTAATTTTGATAAGATTTGCCTTTTTGGGCACATACAGGCATGTATCTTTGTCTACCCAATATTCTTGTATCTTCCCCTTTTTTATTGCAGATTTCATTTCCGCTACTTGTTCATTTCTCCCTTCCCTTGATAAGCAATCCCAAAGGTTAATCTTCTCATGTTTACGCATCGGAAGAACAATCCCACGGTGCTTGACAAATACCCAGGTATCATCGGCCAACTCCTCCTCCTTGATGTCCTTTGCATCTGATGGCTCAATCGTTTCCTCAGCGGCCTCCCCATGCTTTTTATGGAACAACGTCTTGAACATGTACCAAAGTATCACACCTACAAAAAGGACAAATAAACAGGCCAATAATGCATCTACAAATACGTTCATTCCAGTGTGATTGTTAAGCGTTTACCCGTTGCATTAGCTATCATAAACAGGTTAAATATGGATGGCCTTCTTTCACCTTTTTCCAGGTAATCTATGGAGCTCCTGCTGATCCCAACCTTATCAGCAAGCTGCTTCTTTGATAGCATAGGTAAGGTATCTGTCCTTGCCTTTACAATAGCCTTTCGGATATCTTCAAACAAACCTTCATAAAGACCAATACTCATCCCACGTTGTGATAGCTGACGGACGAACTCTCTCCGGTCCCTTTTCTCCAATCTCTGATCGAACACTGGCCTTATAGGCTCCTCAAGTTCAACTTTCTTCTTTACCATTGGTTATAATTAAATCCTGTTTTAAAATCTCAGTTACAAACTTTCTACCACCTACCTTCCCTATCCTCACCCTGCACAATATAGAACCATTTGCCTCTCTTTCACTTAGTAACTCCCCCTCGAACCCATTGAACTCCTCGTAAACAAAGCCAGTATTCCTCTTTACAATATCATTTGTCCACCGGGTAACTGCGTCCACCTTTACCGTCTTCTTGTCCTCCTCCACATACATCTTAACCCCTTCCTGATTGAACCGCTTTATGATTACCTGGGCGATGAATTCAGGTGTCTTAGAAACGAGCGACCCTAACTTAATTTTAAGCAGGATGCGCTCGATTTCTTGGTTGGACATCTGCCTATTCATGGTACTCTTTGGTTACTTTCCTTATTCCGGGGACAGCGACATTGCTATCCCCGGTTTCCCCTTTCTACGATTGGCACTAGCCAGTTATCAATTTATGAGCCATCAACACGCGCTCAGTGAGTAAATCTTTGTCTTCCTGCGGAACCTCGAACATGATTTTATTCAGGTTCTTGTAGTAGTTTCCTTCAACAAGGAACGGCAATTCTTCATCCGTTGCCTGGTCTATCCACTTAAATTTCCACTGGTCAAAGCCATCGTAATTCGTTGCAAGGAACCTGATTGCCGCCAATTCACTCTGATATGGCATATAAACTATCAGTTCAGCATACTTTGAACCGGTAAGTATCGCATTACTAACACACTGCCAGTAGAACTTATCCCCGTCCGTATGGTTTTCACGAATCAAGTTCATGATTTCCAAACCACTAAGTCCTTCTTTGATACAGTCTACCAGTTGGCAGAACGATTTTAATGTTAGTGGGCACTTAATTTCGGCCAGCTTATCCCCTGCTTCGTCGAACTCCTGACCGTCCGGGCTACCTACCCAAAAGTTATATCTCGGGTGAACTATCGTTTCCTGACTGCTCTCTTTGTAGTCAATGCCTAACAGGTTAAAAACTCTCTTTTCAAGCAACAGTCCCCATGATAACGACCTCGCTGTCACATCTTCCGATATGGAACGTCCAAGCCTGCGCTCCATCTGTTTCTCTTCTACGTATGTAAAGAACGGTTTACCGGGTTCTCCTGCCTTTTTACCGTTACTCATTAATCGGTGTATCTCACTTGATGTGAAATTTCCGCATCTGATTTCTGATTGATTTATGGTTGAACTCACTTTGTTTGATTGTATAATTAAAAAATATAGCCGCTGTCTTAACCTTGTCGTTTTGGACTTAAGGAATCGAACCTTAATACACAGCAAATACCAATCCTCGGCCAACGAGCAGAATCGAACTGCACTATTCTTTATATACCGGCTAAAAACTCCTGCAGCTTCTTATAACCAGTTTTTTCCTGTGCCTTTATGATCCGTTCTGAACTTGCTCTCTGCTTTTCAGTCAGCTTTTCTTTTTTCAGGTCATACAATAATTCCAGGTCGGCCCAATCGTACTTCTCTTCCTGAATCTGAATAACCTCCTGTTTAAGTTCATCAGCATCAGCGTCTACTATCTCAACATCATTAAGCGTGTTAAATAGCCAGCACTTTGATTTTCTCTTTGCCTTGCCTATTACCGCATCCGCACCCATGTATGAGTTGACCTTTACAACAAAGGTTAGCTTACGCTGTTCCTTCGTACCACCGTTCAATGACCAGTTGATCGTCATTTCTACCTCCGCGCTCTTGTCCCCTATCTTCGGGATGCCGGCAATTATCTCATACCACAGGCCAGATACCTTCTTCAGCAGGTAGGTAAATCCCTCTCCAGTGATGTACATGTTCGATGCGATAATATTGAACTGGTTACCCCAAGGTTGAACGCCCCAAAGTACCGCCTCCATCAAGCACTTCTTCGCTACCGCTAGTGGATATCCTTCCGGCTTGTCCGTCTTAAAACCTAACGATGTGTTCTGAAGGGGCATGATCTCCTTCATATAATCATCCGTGATCATGCTGTTAAGCCTTGCCATTCCCCTTGCTACCGAGATAGCCATCTGGAATCCTTCGATGTTTTTTTGGTTGACTACCAGGCTTACTTCGTTGTCAAGTAGCACTGATAATTCTTGTTTTTCTTCTGCCATGGTGTGTGTATTTTCAGCAAAGATAAACAACTCTTAGTTGGATTTACAAATAATTTGTAAAATATTTTTTACAACAGTTAGTTTTAAGAGTGAAGATAAAAATAAAGTGAAAATAAATTTGGTGGTATGAAAACTGTTCGTTTATATTTGCACTGCCGAACACAATAACTCTATGAAAAAGACATTTCAGAACTCATATTTAAGATAAGCGCGTCAAAGGGGAAAACTTCTTGCCTTCGGGTTATTGGTTCGGCACCCCTTTGATTGCGCCCATTTTTTGTTATGCTGTTTGAAGACCCTGCTGAAAATTATCAAGCCGGCTACATTAAAGTATTCAGGTCCATTAAAGGACACTGGATTTGGAATGAAAGCCGGGTGAAGTCCAAACTTGAAGCCTGGATATACCTTCTTCTGGAAGCTCAGTGGAGTCCTGAAAAGCGTTCTGTTGGTTATGATCTTATAGAATTAGAAAGAGGGCAGCTATTAACTTCTCAGGAAAAACTCTCTATGGAGTGGGGCTGGAACCGAGGCGCAGTGCGGTCTTTCCTCGACATGCTAAAAAAGGATGCAATGATTAGCCAAGAGAGTACTACAAAATACACCAAGATAACTATCTGTAAATACGATAGTTACCAAGGACTACAACCAACAAACAACCAACAAACAACCAACAAACCAACAACGAACCAACAACAACTCGACACATACAAGAAGGATAATAAAGAAAAGAAGGAAAGAAAAGAAGAGATATCTGAATCCTATTTGAAATCTTACGAACAGTATATTGAGGGAATAAATTCTCTTTTGGGTAAAAAGTATAAAGGATCAACAAAAGACAAAACAGGATTCATTGCCAGGATTAAAGAAGGGCGTACTTTGCAAGAAATATTATCTGCAGTTAATAACGCCTCCAAGGAATCTTACCATATCGAAAATGGATTCAAGTACCTTACTCCTGAGTTCTTTACAAGATCGGATAAGTTGGATAAGTTTTGTCAAGTTTCTTTACCTGAATTACAATTATCATTAAAACCAAAACCAGAACTACAGCCCAAGCAGAACTTCAACAACGATTTCGAGTATATCCGGCACAAAATTGAAGTTGGTGTACCAATTACTGAACAGGAACAGGCCCATTATGATCGATTCAAGCCAGATGTTCGCCCTAAAAGCCAATTATCATGAGCCTCATATCACTTTACAAAAAGCACAATTATCCCCTGCCGGTGTCTGTGACGCTAT